ACCGCGGGCCGGTCCTGCGGCCGCACGAAACCGGCCTCCTTCAGGTCCGTCTTCAGCGACTCGTACGTGCCGCGGCCCATGCCCACCGCCACCGGATCCACCGCGTCCCGCCACTGCACCAGCCGGTCGACGAGCGCCGGCACCGGCCCGTAGTAGACCAGCTGCAGGTGGCCGAGCCCGTCTTCCCGGTGCCCGAACAGGCCGATCGCCGCCCAGTCCCGCTCCGGGGAGATGTCCACCGCGATCGCCACATCTCCCGCCCGCCGCGACTGCGGATCGCCGAGGTCTGCCCACACCTCCGGATCGAGTTTCCCGCCAGCCTCCAGCTCCGAATACACGCCGAGCCGCTCGCGGAGGAACTGCTCGACGCCGACGTTCTCCAGCTCCGACTCGATCGATGTCACGGACACCCCGACGTCGCCCGGCCGGCCCAACGACCGGTTCGCCTCAGCAGCCTTCGCCAGCAGCTGGTCCCGCAACTGTCGGCCACGGTCCGTGGCCAAGTCGGCTTCGCTGAGGGCTTTGTTGTCGGTCACCAGCTTCCGGAGCTCGCTCAGCTTCCCACTGGCCGACCACTCGTAGTAGACCATCAGCCGGGAGCCCTTACGGCCACGCGCGCAGATCCCGCGGAACACCTCCGAGTCGGCCAACGGAGCCGACGACATGTTCCACACCTGCGGGTTCGGGTGCGCCGACGTGGCGAACTGCAACGCCGCCAACTGCTCCTGCGTCAGCGCGTAGCCCTCGTCCAAGAACAGCGGCGCGACCCCGGCGAAGCCCCGGCCCGATCCGCCGGACCGCGCCAGGAACGCGATGCGCCGCGTCGGGTTCCAGAACTCGATCTCCGTCGCGTGGGTGCTCGAGCGGATCGCCCGGACGCGCTTGCGGATGTGATCCCAATTGGTGACGTGCTCCTTCATCCGCAGGAAGCCCTGGTGGGCGGTCTTGAACTCGTGCGCGGTCCACACGACCAGCGGCTCCCGGACCAGCAGCACACCGGCCAGCGCCCGCACCTCGAGCACGACGCCCTTGCCGTTCTGCCGCGGCTCGTTGTCGACCACGGTCGGCGCCAGCCACTTCCCGCCGGCGCGCTCGCTCATCCCGTCGGTGATCAGGTCGGCCTGGCCCGGGTCGAGGGCGATCCCGATCGACGCCGCCAGGTCGATCGCCTCCGGCCCCCAGCTACTGACCGCCCCCTGCGGTACGGTCCGCACCCGCGGGGTCTGCGACCCGAGCAGCACGGCGCTCGCTGAGTTCATCGATCGGGTCAGCCTCCTCCGGCGCCTGCTCGGCCAAGATCTTCAACTCGGCCATCGTGGCACGCAACTCCTTGAGCAGCGAGGCCGCATCACGCGCGCCAGGATTGTGGTCGAGGATCTTCGCGGCCACCCGTGCGCCCGCGGCGAGCGTGCTCTCCTGCACGGCTTTCGGCATTCCGGCAAGTTCGTCGCGAAGTGCTTCACTCACAGTCATAACTGCTCTCCGTGACGATCAAGGCTTGGGTTATTCACGCCGTGCACACAAAAAGATTCACGTCGGCGGGTGAACTGGCTCGTCCTCTCCTCAAAAAACTGGCTCAGATCGTAATTGGGTCGATCATGATCGTGGTTCGTGTTGGCTTTGACCTGCGGTTGCGTTCCTGGTTGCAGCAGCGTGGCTTGCCCGTCGACGGGCTGATGCAGACGGGGCAGGGGTAGTTGCTGCCGTGGGCCGGCCGGATGTTGTTGGGGTCGTAGGGGTCGCCGCCGTCGGCGAGCCTGATGAGGTGGTCGCCTTCGTAGCCGCCGGGGTGGTGGCACCACCAGCAGTCGGTGCCCCACAGTTGGAACGCGGCGGCTTTGGCGTTGCGCCAGCGGGTGCCGCGGCGGCCGATGTTGGCGGGGTCAGGTGTGCGGTGCATCGTCGGTCTGCTGCGCCAGCGCGGGTCGGGGTGTGACCACCTCGCCGTCGAGGATCTGGCCGAGGCCGCACATCGTGCGGAGGCGGGCGTAGTCCTCGGCGGAGAGCAGCGGCGCGTATCGCTCGCGGAGGATGCGCTCGAACTCGGCGGGGCTGGGCAGGTTGGCCTTGAGCGCATCGACGTTGATGCTGGCGGCGAGCATGGTGTGGACGTCGTCGAGTTTCATGAGCGGTTCCGCATCGCCTTGAGCAGCAGCCCGCCAACCGCAAGACCGCCTACGGTGCAAACGGCGACGACGGGCACGGTGTGGGCCTGCAGCGCGGCGGCCCAGGCGAGGACGAGGACCAGGGCGCCGAAGACGGCGGCGGCGCGCGCGAACGGCTTTGGGCTCAAGGTGTCTCCTCGGCGGCGAGTTGGTCGGCGCGGCAGAGCGCGCAGTTGTGAGCGGGCTGGCCCCGGTGGGTGCGGCATTGCGGCGAGGTGCGTCGGCGTTCGGCGTTCGCGACTTCCCAGCGGGCTCGGGCTTTGCGGGCGCCGGCGCAGCGGCCGCAGTTGGGCGGGTCGGGGTCGTCGAGGTGTTTCGGGCATCGGTCGGAGGGGGGTGCCGGCGGCGCGGTGGTGGGCTCGGCTTCGCGCGCGCTCGCGCGGCCCCCGGCCGAAGGTCGGGGGCGGGGACCCGAGGCTCGAGGTACGGGGGAAGGGGAAGCACTACTTACGGCCGTAACCATTCCCCTTTCCCCGAGGGTGCCGGGCGTAGGGTTCCCGATACCCTTCCGGGAAGGGTTTCCGGAACCCTCAACACCTGCGGAAACGTTGTCATCCGCAGGATTCCCGGTCCGGCCGGAAGGGTTGGGCGTAGGGATCCCGGATGGGTTCCCGGAACCCTCGCCATCCCCGGGAGTGCCGGGCGAAGGGTTCCCGGAAGGGTTCGGCGTACCCTTCCCGACCGTGCTGCGCATCTCCGCGAGGATGCCGCCGCAGGCCGATGGAACGTCGGCGCCGGCCGCGATCCGCTCGAGTTCGACGGCCAGCTCGGTGAGGATCCGGTGGCTCGTGATGCTCTTCAGATGGTCCGCTGCAGCGCGTAGGACGTTCGGCTGCCGGTAGACCTTGTCGCGGCGGATGAAGGACCGCACGAGTAGTTCCTCTGCGTCCTCGTCGATGACGACGAAGCGCGCGCTCTCCAGCTCGGTGAGCGCGCGGGTGATCGCGGCGAGGGTGAGGCCGGCCGCCTTCTTCGACCAGCGGCGTTCGCGCAGCGCGATGACGCCGTCGTGGGCCAGGTCGCTCTGTGAGCACAGGAACAGGAATAGGCGCTGGGCATCGCTGGACAGCACTAGGAAGTCGGCGTCGTCCCAGATCGATACCGAGATGCGGGCTTCGCTGCGGGCCATGGTCAGAGCCCTTCGTCGACGAGGTGTACGAGGGTGGCGGCCGTCTCGCGACGTTCTTCGATCATGCGCCAGCAGACCCCGGCAAAGTACTTGAACAGCGCTTCCATCTTGATGTGCTTTTTGCTCATCGCGATATTGACGGCGTCGTACAAATCATCGTCGTTGAGCCCCGCGCGAATGAAGGCGTCAATGCTTTGCGGCCAGTCGTCCGGCAGTGGCATGTAGTTTTTTTCGCCGCGCCATTCGTACCAGAAGCATTGCCATGCGTCGATGAAACTCGCGCGATTCTGATCCCTTTCTGCACGAGTGGTTCGCTGGCCGGCGGCAGCGATCTCCATGGCCTTGGCCCAGCGGAGTGCGTCCCGGGCGACGTCGTCGACGACCGGGTCGTCCAGCTTGGTCGAGCCCTTGCCGTTGTTGCAGGGTTCGCAGCTGGTGGCCAGGTTCGCGGGCTCGGTGACGCCGCCGAGAACCTCTGGAACGACGTGATCGACGCGCAGCGCAGTCTCGGCCGGCGTCGCGCCGCAGTAGCGGCAGCGGAACTGGTCTCGGCGGAGGATCTCGAAGCGGAGCCGCTTGGTGAGCTTGGCCATCTGCGTGTTCCTTTGTGCTGTATGGGGTCTGGTGCGCGGCGGGGGCCGCGGTGGTGCTCGGGGCGGGCGGTCGGTGTCAGGCGGCTCCCTTCTGCTGTTTCGCCGGGCGGGGGCCTTGGCCCTCGACTTCGTGGCCGCAGAGGGCGCAGTACGCCTCGTAGAACATGCGGCGGCCGCGCTGTTGCGGCTCGCGGGGTTTCATCAGCCCTGGGCAGCGGGAGCAGTTGCCGACGGGGTGGTGGGTGTCCATGGCGTCGCGCCAGAGGATGTCGGAGATGACGCCGTAGGAGAGGCAGAGGCGGGCGTAGATCTCGCGGCGGTGCTCCCGGGCAGGCTGGGTCATGGCGTCGCCTCGTCGAGCCGCATGATGGCCCGCGCGACCGGGCCGCGCGGGAACCGGAAGAAGCCCTTGGCCTTCGACTTTCGGAACGCCCGAACGACCTCCTCGGCGGCCGCCGTTTGTGCCGCCTGGTTCCGTTCGGCGATCGCGAGCACGGCAGCCAGACCCGCGCGGATGTCGTCCTTGGCGAGCCATTCGGGGTGCTGGGCGGCCTCCACATAGGCGTAGACCATCTCGTCGGTCGGCTCGATCATCAGCAGCCTCCGCAGGTGGCGAGTAGCAGCAGGCCGAGGGCGCCGAGGAAGAACGCGACGTGGCGGCGATCGGCCCACGCGATGGCCCGGGCCAGCCGGTCGATCACCGGGACCCACCGCCGATCGGGAACGGCTGGCATACGTGGCCGCCCGTCGCCTCATCCCGCAGCGCGTCCAGCCGCCGCCGGTAGCAGGACGGGCCGAGCCAGGCGGTGATCTGGTTGGTCCCGTCGACGTCCTCATGCCACGGCTGCAGGCCGCGGGCGGCCCGGCCGCAGTCGGAGCACGCGTCGGCCGGCTCGGGCAGGTCGTGGCAGCACAGTGCGTCGCATGCCTCGTCGCCTTTGCGGCCCGGGTTGTCTGGGTGGCGCTCGCTGCGCAGTAGCTGCTTGGTGAGCCGTTCTTGGTGTTCGCCGAGGATGCGCAGCATTTCGACCCAGGTCAGGTCGTGCTCGGTTTGCAGCTCGACGAGGGCCTGGCGGATGGCGGCGCTGGCGGCCGCGACGGGCTGGGTGCGCGGGTGCAGCTTCATCCGGTGGCCTCGATCGCGTTGTCGATCGCGGCGCGCAGGAACGTCAGGTCGACGTGTTTACCCTGATGCAGCTCGGTCAGGCGTCGCGTGACGTCGTCGAGCAGCTCGGCGCCGAACCGGTCCGCGACCGCAAGTAGTTCGGTGATGAGTGCCGCCGCGCCGTCCGGGCCGAAGGTGTACCCGACCCGGGCCCGGTCGGTGCGCTTGTTGATCCGGCCGTCGAGGACCATGAAGATGACCGGCTCGTTGAGCGCGCCGCGGCGGACAGCGTCGACGACGCACACGTCGGTGCTCTCCAGCAGCACGACGTCGGTGAGGTCGAGGAACACGGCGCCGCGGTCGTGGGATCCGCCGGGGCCGGCCATGTCGCCGCCGAGCTGGCGCGGGTCGGCGACGCCTGTGGGCTGGGCGAGGCGGGCGAGGTCGCCGGTGACGGGGCGACGTTTGGCGGGGTTGCCGTATCGGCGGGCACCGGATCGCTTAGCCACGACGGCCTCCATTCGCGACGTTGGCGCGACGGATCACCATCTCGGTGATGTCGTGCACCAGCCGGGCCGCAGCCCTCAGGTCCTCGTCCCGGCCCGGGTACACCCAGTTCTGCAGCGGCGCGGTCAGGCCGCGTGCGCCGAACACGAGCGCGGGATGGTGCACGCCGCCGGCCTCGATGAGGGCGGCCTGGACGACGAGCTGCTGAACGAGCTGGCCGCCGCCGAGCGGGCCGCCGGCCACGAATTCCTCGAACTCCGTGGTCGGCATGTTGTTGGCCTCGCCCTTGGCGATCGTGGCGTCGAGGTAGGCCTTCGCGGCGTCGCACAGGAAGCGGCGGCCGTGGCTGCTGCGGCACCACGGGCAGTTGATGGGGCGGTTGTGTTCACCCACGGTCGGCCTCCTGCGGGAACAGTTGCTCGCCGGCGGCGGTCAGTTTCCAGCCGCGCTCGTCGGCGCCGACGTCGGCCAGCTTGGCGCGGTACATGGCCCAGGCGAGCTCGGAGACGTCGGCGGGCTGGTCGTCGTCAGGGAGGTGGAGCCAGACGGTGCCGGCGTCGTCCTCGCGGACGCGGCCGGCGTCGAGGTCGACGGCGAGCGCGTACCAGGTGTCGGGGTGCTCGTCAGCCATCAGGCACCGACCCGGTCGCTGAGCACGTACTGGCTGCGGTCGTCATCCCAGGCGGCGTCGATGGTGCTGCCGTCCTCGGACAGCTGGATCGTGAAGGTGTCGACAATCCGGACTCCCCGATGGTCTGAGGCCTCGGTGAGCCGGTTAAGGAAGGCGGAGAGGCCGTCGAGCTGGTCGGAGGTCGCGGTGAACTGGGCGACCATCAGCGGCCACCTCCCGACGGGGCCGGCGCCGGGTGCGGGGTGACGACCAGCTGCGGCCGGCCTCCCGCGCACGGCCCCGGCGTCGGGGTCGGCGCGACGCCGGGGCGGGGCCCGCCGCTGGCCGCGACGGCGACGCCCAGGGCGACGGCGAGCACAGCCAGCAGCAGGCAGGCAATCAAGTTGGCGCGGCGGCGCGTCATGCGTCGTCTCCGCTCGCAGCTCCGCCCACAGCCGAGCACACCGCTTCCCACGCCCTGGTGTCCGCGATGTGCATCCCGCCGTCCTCGCCAGCCGGCGACTGGAGAGCGGTGGCGGCGGCGAGCGCCAGCGTGGCGTGAGCCTGCGCCTGGAGGATCATGTCGGTGGTCGGCGGAGACTGGCGCGGTTCCCCGGACGGGATGGCGTGCGTGGTGCGCGGCTGGAGGAGCTGCTCGGCCGCCTTGTAGTGCTCCGGCCCGGTCATGCGGCGTCGCCTCCGTCCGGCGTGAACGGGTCGGCGGTGGCCGGCCGGGCACGCTTCCGGCGCGGCTCGGCGGCCGCCTCGGGCGGCGCTGCCGACGGTTCGTCGGCGTCCGGCGTCGCGGTGGCCGCAGCCTCGGCGCGCTCGGCGAGGATCTCCTCACCCGACGGCGGCGGAACCTGGTGCTCACCGTCCGGACCGAGCCGGGTCTCCGCCTCGCCGCCGCCGTCCACGCCCGGGATCTCGTCCTGGCCCGGCAGCCCATCCGACGACGCCGGACCGTCGAAGTCGAAGGCCTCCCGCGCCACCGAGAACAGCGTCTCCTCGACCGCGCCCTTCCCGGCCCCCTTGCGGATCTCGTCGAGCAGCTCCCGCATCCGTCGGCCCCACCCGCTTGGGTCCGACCCGTCCGGGCTGAAACCGGTCTCGACGGCGAGGAGCTTCACCGTCAGGGTGTGCCCGGTCAGGCTCTCCGAGTTCTTGTGGAAGCCGATCTCGGCGACGATCGGCACGTGTGCCAGCCGGTTCTCGATCATGTAGTCGGCGATGCGGTCGAGACCGTTCTGGGGGCGCTGCTTCTCGCTGAACGTCCCCATGACGTTGACCGTGATCGTGCCGTCGCTCACGTGGTGACTCCCTCAGTTCGGTGAATGACCACCCGCACCGGCTCGGTCGGGTGGGGGTGGGGTTCGTGGCGGCCGCCGGTCCAGCGGCACGGCGGGCAGTGCTGGGCCAGCGCCGAGACGATGGCATCGCCTGCCTTGTGGACGCGTTCCAGCTCGGCGGCCAGTTCCAGCGCGCGATCGACAGCCTCGTCTCGTCCGCGGCGCAGGTCGTCGAGTTGGGCGTGGGCCTGGTCGCCGCGGCGCCGGTGGTGATCGCGGGACCGGCGCATCTCCTCCAGCTCGGCCCGCTTCCCGGTGAACAGGTCGCTGAATTCGTCGAGTCGCTGCTGCAGCCGGTCACCCGCCCGCGCCAGCTCGTCGCGTTCGTGCTCGACCTCGGCCAGCCGTTCCTGCGCCCCGGCGCGCTCGGCCTCGCAGGCGGCGATCTCCTGCCGGGCCGAGGACAGCTCGGCTTCGACGAGCTGGAGCCGCGCCGAGGTCGGCTGCTGGCCCAGCTCCATGCGCGCCTGGTCGGCCTGCGACGCGCACACGGTCGCGACGGCCTCCAGCACCCGCGTGCGCTCCGCTGCGGCGGCGGCCTCGTCGGGCTCGAAGCGGCTGCAGCCGAGGTCACAGTTCCGGCAGCCCCGCCGGCCACCGGCGTGCTGGCTCTGCGGGTGCCCGCACCTGCAGTCCAGCTCAGCGGCGGCCATTGCTGCTCCCGTTCCACAGCAGGACCAGGGCGACCGCGACGACGATGAGCAGGATCGCCTCACCCGCGCTCACCGGTCCACCTGCCAGCCATGCTCGATGACCTTGCCGCCCGTGATCCGCCGGTCGTGCTCCTTGAACCGCGCGATCCCCCACCGGCGCCGCAGGTAGCGGAACGCCCTCTGCGCGTGGGTCAGGTGTTCCACCGGGCCGTGGGCCATGTAGAAGGCGAACCGGAAGATCTCGCCGTCGCCGGTCACGCGGATCGTCATGACCGGCTCGCCGTGGCGGTTCGGGCGGATCGTCACCTCGGTCACGACGACCACCGCTCTCGCCACCAGCTCCGCAAGCGGCAGAATCGCGCCCCGCACGGATCGCCCGCGTCGAGCCGCACCACGCACGCGACGCACACTGGCGAGTCGCCGTCGTCATCGAAATCGCCGTCGAGCTGGTCGCCGCAGAGCGCGACGGTCGGGCGGCAGCACACCATGTGCACGTCGTCGCCGCCCGCGTTGACCGCGGGCGGATCGTCGACAGGCCGCAGCAAAGTCAGCGTCACGGCTTCCTCCCGGGGATCACTGGCGGGTCGGGTTCGGCTGCGGGCATGACGCCCAGCGCGACCATGACTTCCAGCAGCAGGTCGGTGACGGCGCCGCGGCTGAGCGGCGGGTCGGCGAGCTGGTCGCGGATGATCTGTTCTGCGTCCTGCACGCGGGCCTGCAGCTGCAGCAGCCGCATCTCGTTGACCTCGGCGATCGGCGCGACCAGGCCGGGCTCGACCTTGCCGGTGCCTCGCGGCCAGAACCGCCACATCACCGACCACCGTCCTCGAGGACGGGCCAGGCGACCTTGCCGACCGCCGCCCGATTCTTCGGCGGCACCACGATCGGCGCGCCGTCCCGGTCGGTCAGCGGCTGCCCGTACCCGTCGAGCGCGAGCGCGAGCAGCGTTACCGCGTCGGCCTCGTCGGTCGAGCCGATGTGCAGCCGGCCGCCGTACCGGGCGGTCGCCTCCGCGCGGACGAGTTCCTTCTTGGCGTTGCCGTTGCCGGTGGCGTACGTCTTCAGGTGCTGCGGTTCGACGTCCTTGTACCGGTGGCCTTTGGCCCACATGAAGTGCTTCAGCGCGCCGTGCAGCTCGGCGAGGCGCAGCGGTACGCCGCCGGTGCCGGTGACGCTGGGCAGGAACTCGATGACGACCAGGTCGGGCAGGCAGGCCAGGGCAGCGGCGACGGCCTGGAAGGTCTCATGGAGCCGCTGGTGGTCGATGACGGTCTCGGTGGGGCGGCGGCGCGGCGAGACGGTGCGGCAGGACAGGCGGGGCTGGCCGGCCTGGTCGTGGGTGACGGCGATGCCGGTGGCGGTCAGGGACAGGTCGAGCGCGACCAGGCGCAGCGGGCGCATCATCCGCCGGCCGCCTTCGCCGAGACGAACAGGCGGCAGCCGCAGCTACCCGCCTGGCACCGGGCCCGGTAACCGCGGCTGTCGATCCGGTGCGAGGTGACCGCGTGGCGGCAGGTGCAGTGGGCGACGGCCGGCCGCGGGTCGGTGGGGCGCAGCGGGCGCGGCATCAGCCCTCACCGCCCGCAGCCGCGCGCCGCTCGGCGACGATCCGCTGATACAGCTTCCCGAGCGCCTCGTCGTCGCCGACCTCGTTCACGACGATCGCGCCCGCGATCCGGTGCTGGGACAGCTCGCCGTAGAGCTGCCGCAGCCGGCCGAGCGACGTCCGCGGGTCGGTGATCTCGTCCCGGTAGGCGTTCGGGTCGGCGGCGACGGGCTCCTCCCGTCGCATGTCGACAACGTCCGGGTCCATCTTCGGGTCGTCCGTGGGGATCGTCAGCGCGACGATCAGCATGTTGCGGTAGGCGGTCGTCAGCGCTTTCGCGAGACCGCGCTCGCCGACGTCGAGGCCTTCGCCGGCCGACGCGACGTGCTTGATGTCGCCCATCGGGCCGGTGATCTCGTAGGTGACCTTCACCAGGGACTCGGTCATCCGGCCGCCGGAGCGGGTCAGGTCGATCGCGATCGGCCACACCGTCACGCCGTGCCGGCGCAGTGCCGGGCCGACCGCGTTGAGGACCTGGTCGATACCGCGGAAGTTGAACCGGTAGCCGCCCTTGTCGGTCTTGATGTCGGCGACCTTGTCCTTGCGGACGGCCTTCACGTCGCGCATCACCCGGACCCACGCGATGTGCACGGGCACCTGGTCGACGTCGGTGATCGGATCGGTGTACTCGATGTCCGGCAGCGGCTCCGGCTGGATCGCCGCGGCATGTTCTTCGAGCGCGTCCGCCGTCGTGCCGGCCGTGGCCGCGGTGGCGGCCCTGGCGTCTTCTCTCAACCCCACGGTCAGGACTCCTCCGCCATCTTCTTGAACGCCGCCGACACGTTCAGCCGCGGCGATTTCGTCTCGGACACGCACGCCTGGTAGGCGCCCGGGAACTGCTCTTTCAGCCGCTCGAAGTCGCAGCTGGAGCGGGTCGTGGTCGTGTACCGGTAGGCCAGCTCGCCGCCGAACGTGACCAGTTCCTTGCCGCCGGCGAGCCGGCGCAGCGTCGCCGCGGACTCCTTGAGCGCCTTCTCCGCGGCCGACTTCGCCTTGGACCGCTGCACGTACTCGAGGACCGCGTCGGCGTCGGGCAGGCCGATCTCCCCGGTCCGTTCGGCGTGCATCAGCGTGTCCATCTCGATGAGCCGTTCGGCCTTCGACAGGTCCCAGTCCGGCTCGACACCGGGGATCAGGTGGTTGTCGCGGAACGCCCGGACGGCGCCGAGCACGTACTGCTCGATCTCGCCGTCGCGGAACACCGTGGCGAGCTTCAGCTCGTTGCCGCCGATCAGCACGGCCACGTGGATGTGGTCGTAGCCGGTGACGTACATCTGCCACACGGCCTGGGCGAGAACGTCGTCGGGGACATCCGCGTGCCACCGGTAGGCCTTGAACGCCGAGCGGCACTTCACCTCAAGGGCGCACCGGGTCCGGACCGTCCGGTCCATCGGGCATTCCAGGACCTGCCGGTCCAGCGTGGTCAGCGCCCAGGGTTCCCGGATGTGCGCGACCAGGCCGACGCGCTGGATCACCGACCGCTGCCGGCGCTTCCACTCGTCCGCGACGGGCGCTTCGAGCAGCGTGCCCCACAGCGCGGCCTCGCCGGCGGCGTCGACCAGGTCGCCGCGCTTGTCGTGGTAGACGTGCACGGCGGTGGTGTAGTCGGAGACGCCGAGGATGGCGGGCACGTCGGAGGCGCCGATCCCCTGCCGGCGGGCGGCGAGCCACGCGTCGCGGTCGGCGTCGAACGGGAGCACCCGCACGGCGGTCGGCGTGACCCGGCGGCCGGTAACCGTGGCCTGCTCAGACATCGCCGTCCTCCCCATCGCCCACGAACCGGGCGTAGGTGGTGGAGACGCCGCCGCGGTGCCGGGTGACCGCGTCGAAGTCGCCGGCAGGCTGGAAGCAGTCCATGTGGCCCATGCGGATGTGAGCGGCGAGCCCGCGGGCGCGGCCCGGGCGCTCCTCGACGACCGCCCACTCGCCGCGGCGCGCGCGTAGCTGCTCGGCGATGGCCTGGAACCGGCTGAACGGCGGCCGCCGGCCGCCGTTGAACCGGGGCGGCGGCGGCTTCTCCCAGCGGACGATGGCGAGTTGGTCACGCATCGGCTACCCCCGCGAGCTGGCACCTCATGGCGCGGCGTGCCCGCATGAGGATGCTGGCCACCGCCTGCCGCTTGCGGCCCATCCGCTGGGCCATGTCGACCAGCGACAGATCCTCCAGGTAGTGCAAGACGATCGCCTGCTGCTGCACCGGGGTGAGCGGCCGCATCGCGGCCAGCAGCGCCTCCCGGTCGAGGCGGGTCGCGGCCAGCAGCGCCGGATCGGACTGCGCCGGGTCGGCGACCAGGTCGGCGCCGGCGTCCTCCCGGGGCTCGACGATCCGCTGGTGCACGGACCGGGCGTGGGAGTGGCACAGGTTCCCGGCGATGACGAGCAGCCAGCCGATCGGCTCGCGGCCCTGGTCCTGCCAGCGGGGCAGGTACCGCAGGGCGCGGGCGAACGTCTCGGCGGTGAGGTCCTCGACAGCGCCGGGCAGCCGGCGGGCGATGTAGCCGTGGACCTCGCCGCGGTGGCGGCGGTAGATGTCGGCGAACGCGTCCGGGTCGCCCGCCTGGGCGCGGCCCATCAGCTCCCGCGAGGTGGGCTGGTCGAGGGTCAGCACGGCGCGACCCCCGCCCAACGCACCGGTGCGTCCGTGGCGTCGAGCACCACGTGCATCGCGTGGACTTCCTGCTTGGTGGTCAGCGCCACCGCGGGCCACAGCACGACGGTGCCGGGCCCGTCGACCTTCACCGTGACCGGCACGTCGTCCAGTTCCAGGCGGCAGGTCAGCCGGTAGGCCTCGACCGGGCCGAGGGGGTGCAGGACGGGCCGGTCGTCGCGGCACACGCCGGTGATGGGCACGGCCCGGGCGGCGGCCCGGTCCCGGCAGTGCAGGGCGCCGCGCTCGGTCCACGCGGTGCCGGAGGCGAGGACGGGGCCGGTGGCGCCGTCGCGGATCGTCCACGTCCAGCGGCCGAGGCGCAGCTTGCGGGGCATCGGCGTGCACGGGTAGGCGACGTAGTAGAGCGGCGCGGTCACCGGACGGCCTCGCTCTTCTTCGACGAGGTGTTCGGCGCTAGCGCGGCCCGGAGCGTGAAGGCGATCAGGACCGCCCACCAGTAGCCCAGCCCCGGTACCTGCGGCATCCAGTGCTCGTGGATCAGCTCGACGGCGATCATCAGGTAGAAGCCGTTCGCCAGCGCGTAGAGCACGACCAGGACGAGCACGCCGAGAAACTTGCCGAGCGCCGCTCGGCGGGACTTCCGGCGGGCGTCCTTGCGGACGAGGTCGATCAGGGAGGCGCTCAGGTCGGCGCGGGTCGGCGCGGTCACCGGACCTCACCGTCCCCGTCGACGACCGTGAACCCGGCCGTCTTCAGCGCGGCGATGAGCGCGTTGCCCAGCCGCTCGCCACCACCCTCCAGCGCTTCCTGCGCGGCCGACGGCAGCTCGGCGTACGCGGCGGACACCATCGCGTCGGTGACCTCGACCGTGGCTGGGCCGACGGCGGTCAGCGGGCCGTAGTCGGCGTTCAGCTTCTCCAGGGACAACTTCAGGTCGGGGTCGATATCGAGTGCCCACAGGTCGCCCTCACGGGTCCAGGAGTCGCCCTCGACGTCGGTCACCTTGGTCACGTATGCGGGGATCACCGGGTCACCGCCCAGAACAGCACCGTCGCCGTGCCCAGCCCGGCACCGACGAGGTTCGCGCCGAGCCGCACCGCCAGGTCCGCCCAGAACGGCAGTCCCCGCCGCCGCCTGCCCCGATACAGGGCGGGCCGCCGCTCGGCGACCGGCTCGGCGCCGGCCGTGCGGTAGACCACCGTGACCGGCTCGCGCACCGGCGCGGGCTCGGGCAACGGCGGCAGGATCAGCGTGTCGACGGCGTCGGGCCGGCGCAGCAGCGGCGGCAGGCCGTCACGGTAGGGGGTCATCGCCTGGGTGAGCTGCGCCGTGATCAGCCAGTCGGCGTTGGCGCGCTCGATGATGTCGGTCATCTCTATGTCCTTCAAGCCGTTCTTGCTGGTGGGGTGGCCCGGGGCGCGGAGTCTGGCGGAAAACGCGCCCCGGGCCGGAGGTGCCGGGCGGAATCGGGGGCCGTGACCCGTCCGGCGGTTTGGGCGGCGCGGCGGGATCGAACAGTTGAGAGGTGACTCGTCCCGCCGCGCCGGGTCTCAGGTGATGCAGGCGTCCAGCCGGACCGCGCAGATGTAGCCGTCCTCCCCGCGCAACGCCGCGGTGTGGCTGTCGCAGATCCGTGCGTGGACGAGGACACTGCTGCGTCGCACGGTCACGTCGTGCGTCGGCGGATCGGTGCACTGCCGGACGTCGACCGCGTCGTCGGCGATCCGGGCGAGGCCGTCCAGCGTCGCGATCTCGCACCGCTCGGGCGCCATCAGACCTCCCCGCAGTAGCAGCCGTCGCAGGTCATGCACACCCCGCAGCCCAGGCACTTCGAGGCGAGGTGGCAGCCGCAGATCGGGTTGCAGTCGTGCTCTGACGACCAGCGCGCCGGGCCGCCCGCGGTGCCGCCCGCCTGGTGCCGGGTGTAGTGCACGGTTCCGTCGGCGTCCTCGTAGCTGGTGTCGTAGACGATCCCGAGCGGATCGCGCTTCACCTCGGCGGGCATCAGGACTCGCTCTCCCGCCACTCTTCGTTGATGGCCAGCCCGGCCGCCTCGGCAATGCCCCGCGCTGTCTTCTCGACGGCGTCCATGCCGGACCAGCCGTGCTCGTCGTGGTTGGCGTGGGCGACCTCGGCGCCGTCGACCTCGACGGTCAGGTGCTCGTCGTCGGTCCGGACGATCACCAGCCGAATGGCGGTCGCCAGGGGGATGTCCTCGGGGGCGGCCACCAGCACCTCGGACAGCTGGCTGTACTCCCGGCCGGTCACCGGGTCCGTCCGCCGGACGGTGAGCTGCCCGTTGATGGTGGCGCCGGCGACGATCTTCTCCGCTTCGGCCCGGGCGTAGCGGCCGGCCTCGTCGATAAACTCGGTGTAGCCGCGGTGGCCTGGCCGCCACCACATGCGGTGATCGTTCGACCAGACCAGGAAGGCGGCCATCAGCGGGCCTCGCTCTCGGTCTCGCGCGCCTTCATCGCCGCCCACTCCGGACAACCGTCGGCGTGAGTGCTTGAGCCCTTGCCGTACTCCTCGTCCGTGCGGCGGCAACCGGGCAGGCACTTCGGAAGCGGCGCGTCGGTCTCGTCGACCAGGCCGACGCCGTCCACCACGCCGCCGGTGTGCAGCGGCACCCGGGCCGGGGACACCGGCGTCGGGTCGTCGGCCTCGTCGTCGGCGCGGGAGTAGGCCAGGCCGGTCGGGTCCGCCGCGGGTTCATACGCCGCGACAACGCCGGCAGCACCGCAACGAAAGCAGCGCGCGTCAGCGGTCTGCGCCGTAATGTGCAGCGACGCCACGCACCTGTTCGGCTCAGCCGGGCGTCCGTTCCTGTGCCAGGCGATCACCGAGTACGAGACGGCGCCGATCACGACGCTCGCGTCGGTGCGGTCATCCAACTCCTGCGTCTTCACGCCGAGCCGATCCGCGAGATCACGGATCCTGGACACCGTCGCGGCGGTGGCATCTTCGTCGGATCCATGCAGGTCGACCTGGACCCGGGCGTGCTGGAATCCGCAGCCGTCCCACCCGACCGGCGCCCACCCGTTGGCCCCAATCCAGTCGGCGAACTCCCGCAGACCAGCAGCGAACCTGGCGCGGTCGGCCGCCTCGCGCAGCGCGGCCAGCTCAGCCTCGGTGGCCAACTCGAACGCCAAGTCGAGCGGGATGTTGCCCGCGGAGTACGGGTTCTCGCCCGGCACCTGCGTCGTCAGATGCACGCACATGCCGTCCGCGGTCGGGTATTGGAACGCGGCCATCACCTCGTTGGGGTTCCGGTTGCCCTTCTCGTCGTCGATCAGCCAGTCGCCGGGCTTCAGCTCGGCGGCCCGCCGGGTCTCGCGTACCGTCGTGGTCATCGGATCGGTCCTTTCTCATCGGGGAGGTCTTGATCCGGTTGGCGGGCCGCCCGGCGAGGGGTCGGCCCGCTTCTTCGTTCAGGTCGTCGGCGCCCGTCGGGCGCCGATCAGCGGGTCGTACAGCGCGCCGACGCCCAGCGGGATCGCGCTCGGCGGCGGCGGTACCGGAGGCGGCGGCGGGCCAGGTGAGGGCGGCGGCAGCGGCATCGGCGGGTCCGACTCGAAACGCGGCACCGCCGGGCGCAGCGGCAGGGAGAACCGGCCGGGGCGGACCGGCTCTGACCCCGGTCCCTCCCCGCCCCGGCCGGAGTCGACCGGCCCGCCGGGCGTAGCGACCCCGAGGCCCTGGGGCGGGGCCAAGGAATCCCGGCGGGCCGGAGACTCGGCGCCGAGCTGGGTCAGCGTCGCCAGCACGTCCTCGGCGCGGGAGACGGCGATGTCCAGCAGGGCACGGCGGTACGGGTCCGAATCGACGCGCACGGCGGCAAGCTGGTCACGGCCGAGCGTGAAGAACTCGGCGAGCAGAGCGACGCGGGTCATGCGGCTCTCCGTGCGAAGAGCGGAATCAGCTTCGCGTACTGGTCGTCGGTCAGTCGGGGCGCTGCAGCGGCGACGCGCTCGAGATACTCGGCGAGCGGCTCGATGACCTCGCTGCCGACCGTGGCGAGCTGCTCGGCATAGTCGCCGAACAGGTCTTTGCCGGGTCCGCTCGGCGGCGGGTCGGTGACGGGGCCGGTCATGCCGCGGCCTGCTTCGGCGCAATCTCGAAGAGGTCGTCGAACCGAGCGCCGACGCCGTACTTGGCCAGTTCCTCGGCGCGGCCGGCGAAGTACGACAGGACGGCGGCGATGAACTTTTCGCCGATGACGCCCTCTCGTGCGCGGCTTATGGTCATCGGGTTCAGACCGACGGCGCGGCCGAGCGCGACGTCGGAGGTCAGGTTCAGCAGCCGCGCGACCAGGGCGAAGTGTTCGGTCTTGAGGAACACCCCCGCCCGAGTCTCGGCAGTTGCGACATGCATGTCTGTACTCACATGTCGCAGTCTAGGCCCCGACATGCGTGTCGGCAACTAGCCTGAACGTATGAGTTGAGTCCGACATACATGTCGGGTTACTCTTCGATGCATGACGATCCGCGACGTCAGAAAGCGACGGCAACGCAAGGCCAGGGGTCGACCAATGCCGTATCTAGCCCTTGATCAGCGACTTGCACGCATGTCGGAATGTCGCGGCACGCATGTCGCGTATAGTCTGGCCATGCTTGGCGGCCGAATTGACCGAGACGCGTGGGCTGAGGAGATCAACGCCCTCATCGTCCGGTTCGACCCCGGACCCAGGGGCCATGGAAACAAGAGCGCCTTCGCGCGCCGCGTCGGCCTGACCACGAAGACCCTCGAACGCTGGGCAAATCGCGCTACCGAAATCAGCACCGAGTCCGCCAGGCAGGTCCTCGACAGCCTCGGCCTGCCCCAGAGCGAGCAGATCGAGCTGCTCACGCGAGTGGGGTACGTCGAGGCCGGCGCAATGTCGTTCGCGGTCCACCATGCAGTCGAGCCGGCGGTCCCCGATCCCTACAAGGACGATGTCATCCGGCAGATCCTGAACGATCCCGGACTCACCGAACGACAGCGCGCCGAGCTGGTGCAGATCCAGATCGAACGGATCGACGCCGATCTCCAGCGGCGTCGTGAGGAGTACAAGCATTTACGCCGACTCTTCGGGCAGGACCAAGCCTCCTAGCTCGCGCCACGTACGGGAGTCGCCGACCCAGGTGCTGCCGTCGAGCCGGACCGCCGCCTCGGTCAGGCGTGCGCCCGCATCGGCCGATCGACGGAGGCGCCCCGCGGGCCGGCCGACCACGACGCGCGCTAGTGTCTTGACGACCTGCCGTCGTGCCGCCACCTCCAGCCGCGCCCACGCCGCCGCCTTGTCGTCGGCGTCGATCAGCTCGTCGAGGGCTGCGTTCACGCCTGCGCCCCGGGATCGGCGGTCTGCATCCTGGATCAGCGGCAGGAGCGCATGTTCCTTGCGTGCCAGCGCCTCTGCCGAAATGCCGTCCGGAAGCTCGAACGAGCGCCGGGCCTCCTCCAGCTGGACGCGGTACCGGTCCGCCTCCGCCCTGGCCGCCTTGACTAGAGCGTCGTTCTGCGCGTAGAGCTGGCGAGCATCCGGCTGGCCGAGTCGCGCCAGGATAAGCGCGGTGACCACAGCATCCGCGTCAGCGCGCCGGATATAGGTACAGCCGTCGGCGTCGCACCCGTAGCGGTCCCTCGACCCGAGCGCGACGTGGCCGCCGCACGACGAGACGGCGATGTACGACAGCAGGTACTTCCCCGATCCGGGCCTGGTGGTCTTCCGCTCCGGCGCGCTGAGCAGCTGCTGCACGCGCCAGAAGACGTCCTCGTCGACGATCGCCGGCCACTGCGCGTCGCGAATCTCGCCGTCGAAGAGGCGTTTGCCGATGTAGGCGACATTGCCAGCGATAACGCGGATCGTCCGGCGACTCCATTTGCCGCGCGGGGAGGGAAGGTTGCGGGCCTGGAAGTCCTTCTCCAACACGCTGATCGGGGTGAGCATGTCGAGACGGTCGAACAGCTCGCGGACGATCGGCACGTGCTCGTTCGGCACCCGCAGCGGTCGGCCATCGCCGTCGTACTTCCGGTCGTAGCCGAAGGAGGGCCGGCCGTGTGGAGTGCCGGCGACCGCGGCCTCACGGATCCCGCGCCGGACGTTCTCGCTCAGCTCCTCGGAGTAGTACGCCGAGGCGACGCCGTCTTCGGCGAGGGTCTTCCAGTCGCGCGACAGGCGCGGGTCATAGCTGCGCCTGTCGGCCATGACGTGGATCAGGACACCGCGTTCCCGGCAGGCCCGCAGCAGCAGGAACCAATCGACCTCGTCACGCGACCCGCGGGCCGACTTCCAGAGGACGAGGACATCGAGCTGTCCCGCAGTCAGGTCGGCGAGTAGGCGTGCCCAGTCGTCGCGCTCCTTCGACCGGTACCGCGACGCCGAGGAGTCGTCGGAGTACTCCCCCGCCAGGATCCACCCGTTGCGGCTGACGGCGGCACGGCCGAGGGTCAGCTGGTCGGCGATGCTCTTCTCGTTCGCGCTGCTGTTGCGCCCGTAGATGCCAGCCCGCTTCATCGTCACGGCCCGAGCGTACCCCCTAACGGCACAGATGCTGGGTTAAGTGTCGTTAACGGTTACGTCTATCCGGGGTCACATGGATCGCCGAGACGCCGAATCGCCATCGCCGCATCGCGTCATCGATGATGCGCTCGGCGAGACTCGGCCGCTCGTTCGGGCACCAGCCGGCGGCTTCGGGAGCCCGGTGTCGTCCCGGCTGCGAACGCCGACGGTCGAGGATCACAACCGTTGCAAGCTCTTCCTGCTCGACGACCTCGGGTTCGATCAGCCTGGCGCCCTCCCGATGCTCGTACCGGGCCACGATCGCCACCTGGGCCCAGCCGTTGAGTAGGAGGCGCTCCACCGTGTCCCAGGACCGTGCGATCAGGGCCGGCGCCCGGTAGCCGCGGCGCTCGGCGTACCGCTGGCATTTCGTCGCGAAGTAGCCGTCAAGGTCGTCGTAGGGCGGGATGTAGATAACAGCGCGGATCATGCATTCCCCCATGTCACACCGTCACAGCTGCCGCCACAGCCACATTTCTTGGAAGCTCTCACTCTCGTGTACTAGCCTCCGTGCGTGGTACTCCCCGTTATGGTGGCGTAACATTCTGCATGATCATGTTACGAAGACGATCATCTAATTCTGTCTACTCTCAGTTGCGCGATCAACGCTCTCAGCACACAATGTCGCCCGTCAACTGCATGACCTTGCACTGCACGATCATGCAGCCAGATCGCCCAATACGGTCACGCAGTGTTGGTCGAGGGCGACAAGCTTATGGGCGCGGCGGAGGTCTGCGACCGTCTCGGCATCGGCCGGACCCGTCTAGCTGAACTCATGCGCCGTCCCAACTTCCCGCAACCGATCAAGCAACTGACCGCCGGATACATCTGGGACGGCAACCAAATCGAGGCCTGGATCGCCGAGCACCGGCCGCCGCCCGACGAGCCCGAGACCCTAGCCGGGTAAGGACCGCAGCGAGGACGCCAGCTCCTCCAGCGTGGCCGCCCACCGCGTTCTATCGCCATTGGTGATCACGTAGCCCGCCGGCCGCTCGAAGCCCGGATAAGGATTCGCCGGCCGCCACAACGCCACCCAATCCGGGAACTCCTCATCGAGCCGCTCGCATGCGGCCAGCACGCCATCGGCCCAATGGAGCCGCTCGGCGAACAAGCGGCGGTTGTGCCGCATCAGCGCAAACCGCTCAGCATGCTCGGCGGCTTGCTGCACCGCACGCTCGGCGAGGAACCGGTCCGTCTCGGCGCTCACCGCATGCCGCCCAAGGGCATCGGCCGCGTCCACGCAATGAACCGGTCGAAGGCCTCGCCGACCAGCACCTCAGGGTGATCGGCGACGTAGTGCTCGAGGTGGACGCCCATCAGCGTCGCCAGCAGAGTGCCGCCGCCAGTTTCGCTAGTCAGCCGTTCGCGTGCTGGATCGCACGGCCATGGCTTCTCGCAGGAGTTGCAATCCCACTCCGGCTGGCGAGGCTCGTGCAGCGGCTCGCTCATCGCCGGTTCCGGCATGGGTCCGGGTGCGGCTGGGCGATGATCCGGGCCACCGCGGCGTTGTGCTGCGTGGCCTGGCGCCGCCAGGCACGCTGCTCGGCGTGCAGCGCGGCGACCTGGCGGCGGTACCGCCAGCGACGTATGGGCGGGAGCAGGTAGAGCAGGCGCATCCGTTCGCCTCCCAGCGTGGAGTCTGGGCGGCGGCGGGCGGATCCGGGATCAGTCAACCCTCACGCCCGCCGCCGCAAGACCTGATCGTGCGCGGACGATCACGCGTTGTGGAGTAGGCGGCTGTCCGCGAATGGTCCGTCAGCGAAGCGCGGACACGCGAAGGATCAGTAAGACCGGATCTGTTCCAGGAGATCAGCGGCCAGCGGATCCCCCGCATATGGCGGCTCGACCAGCATCCCAACAATCCGATCCATCCGCTTCCCGATCCACGAAACCCGGCCCTCCTCCGGCATCGACAAGATCGGAACCAGCTCGACAGCCGCGCTCTCCAAGTCGCGCAACTGCAGCGACGCGGTAGCCGCGTAGACGTGCGCCAGAGCCTCATCCGCGACGGACCGCTCCGGTCCCGCATGCATCCAGAGCCCGATCGCAGCGTGCGCCTGAGTCCGAGCGCGCTCGGCATCCTCGTCGCCCGACAGCCAGATCAGCGCCGATCCCGAGTAGTACAGCAGCTTCGCGCGGGAGAAGGTGAAGACCCCCTCGACCTCATCGCGGCCGCGCTGCTCGTCGAACGCCACCTCCGCATCGCTGAGAGCCCGTCGAGCTGCTCGCGCATCCCCCAGATTGGCCGACGACTGACCGACGCCGGCCAATAGCCGGGCACGCGCCGTACCCGTACCCGCGTACCGGAGACCATCCTGGGCGTAGTCGAGAGCCTCGCCGAAGCGCTGACCGAAGCGCAGGATGAGCGACTGCGTGCCACGCGTCCACGCCCGAAGCTGATCCGAACCCGCCAGGTCGGCAGCCTCCCAAGCCGCGTCGGCATGGGCCAGCGCATGCTCCGGATGCCCGTCGTCGAGCGCCGCATACGACATCACGCCCGACAGGTAGCCGACCTCGGCGGCAAGGCTGTGCATCTGAAACGTCGAGAGCAGCTTGCGCGCACGGAGCTGGCCCATCGCGGCCCGGCGAGCCACGGTCAGTTCCTCGATCAGGGCCGCGCCGGGGCTGGACAGATAGCTGACCGCCAGCCGTGCCGCTTCGCTGCCTACCCGATCGACGGCGTCGCCCGCCCCCACTGCGGCGAGCTGGCCACAGAGACGCTCGGACTCGCGACGCAGGCGCTCCTGGCGGGCGATTGCCTCGCTTGCCGCCTGCAGCGCCTTGAGCCGGCCACCGCCGGCCAGATGGGTGTCCAGCGCGGCAGCTATCGAGGCCGATGGCGGCGGCTTCCGGCCGGTCTCCCAGTCGCTGAGGTTGGACTTCGAATGGTGCGTGACCTCGGCGAGATCGCGCACGGACATTCGGCGTGCGCAGCGGAGACGGCGAAGCTCTTCGCCGAAGGCGCGATCCATCGTCACTTCCCTGCTAGCGGTCAGGGGTGGCGGACCGGCCCGCTAGAACCGGTCGCGCCGGTTCCACCGTACCCCCCGGCCGGCCGGGGGTATGGCCATTGGCGCGGGCGCCCGATCGTCCACTTCGGCGCGACGATCATCCGATTGTGTCGCCTGACCGCTACCGCCTGTTGCGTCGATGCCTCACCCTGTCATGGCCTCGTCACCGTCGATCAGGGAGCGTCGTGACCTACCCGCAGCAGCCCGCCATGCGCCCTGTGAGCCGCTGGAAGATCATCGTCATCTGCATTGCGGTCGGCCTTGCGGCGATGATGCTCGGTGCGCTCGCCAAAATCGCCTACAACAGGATCACCTCGACCACGCGGCCAGCCGTCGCACCCGCCGCACTCGACTCGCCCTCCCCGGCCGCGGCCGATACGGGCGTCACGGCGTGCGAGAGTCTGCGAGACACACCGGTCGCCCAGAACAAGGAGCCGCTCACGGAGCAGCGCTACCGCGAGCTGAGGACCCAGTTCCAGGACTCCCAGGACACCTCGATCCGAGACAACGGCACCAAGATGATCGACATCGTCTGGAAGATCGGCCCGGACCAGTCGAAGGCCTCCGCCTACATGGGGCCGCTGATGGAGGCGGTCACCGGGCTGCAGGCGGCCTGCGCCAGCCACGGCATTGTCCTGCCTTCGAACTGATCGCCCCGCTGGCCCCCGCTCAAAACACGCCACCGGTCAGGAAATGCGCGACCAGCCACGCCAGGAACGCGAGCAGCGTGAACCGGCGTAGCCGTGTCCATCCAGACGGCTGCCGGAGCGCGCCGCGGCCGGTCATCGCGTAGCCGAGCCACGCCCACACGTGCTCGGACAGGGTGTCCCCGGAGCGGGAATTCATCAGGGCCGCGCCCTCGACGGCGGCGAAGTAGATGCCCCAGCCGAGCCACAGCCACGTCCAGATGCTCATCCGGTCACGCCGCGAGTCGGGCGGCCAGCTCGTTGGCGAGCTGCGCCGCCAGTGCCGGCGGCAGGGCCTCCGCGAGCTGGGTGGCCAGAGCGGCGACGTCGACTGGTGTGGCCGGGAGCGCGAGGACGTGGTCGACCTTCGCGCCGACCGCGTCCACCTGGGCGGGCAGCGAGTTCAGGGCGCTGCTGCGGCCCAGCATGGTCCACAGGGCGCCGCCGAGGCTGTAGCTGCTGTCGTCCGCGGGGTTGATGTCGGCGCCCTTGATCGCGTTGACGAGGCGGGTGATGTCGTCGTCGGTGAGTGCCACGAGTTCCTCCAGGTGCCACGAGGCTGTCGAGGCCTCTTTGCCGGTGTTGTAGGACGCGCTGAAGTGCGCGTGCTCTTCATGCGGGCTCGCGCCCGTGTAGGCCTTCTCGACCCAGCTCGAGCTGGCCGACCAGGTCCGGCGGCGGTAGATGAGGTAGCGCAGCCGGGTTTCGGCGCCGGACCGGCACCGGGCGAGCAGGTGCTGGACGATCGTTTCCATGCCGCCGTCGAACGGCCACGGGCCCGTGGAGTCGACGTCGACGGCGTGGACCTCGTTGATGCTGTCGGCGTCGTGGATCGGCACGTTGCCGGTCTCGTCCGGGTTGTGGTCGGAGACCTCGGCCTGGTGGGCGGTGTCGCCGATCCAGCCGTCCGAGGTCTTGTCCCGGGCTGGCGCGATCGCGTTGAACTCGGCGCGCAGCTGGACGAGGCAGGCGATCAGGATCGGGTCGGTCATCAGCGGATCACGCCTTGGGTGCGTAGCTCGGTCAGGACCCGGTCGGCGGCGGCGTGCATGCCGGCCTCGATCCGGGCGTCCAGCTCGCCGTTGACGCGCTGCGCGACGGTGTTGAGGGTGCTCGTCTGGGCGTTGAGGGTGGTGGTCTGGGCGGTGGTCTCGGCGTGCAGCTGTTCGACGCGGGCGCCGACGCCGCCGGCGAGTGCCCCGCCGGCGACGGCGCCGCCGCCGACGGCGCCGAGGATGCCGAGCACGGCGATGATGTCGCCGGCCGACATGGTGGTGGCCACCGCGAGCACGCAGGCCACCGCGCCGAGCGCGGCGACCAGGACGACGCTGGGCCAGGTGAGCTTGTTAGTCATGGCGGCTTCCTAGATCTGGTAGTAGGTGGTGACGATGCAGACTCCGGCGGCCCCGGTACCGCCGTTGACGCCGGTGTTGGTGCCGCCGAGTGAGGCACCCGATCCGCCGCCGCCGTAGGCGAGCCCGTTGGTGCCGGCGCCGTTGGAGTTCCCGCCGGCGGCGCCGCCGAGGGCTGACGGGCCGCCGTCGCCGCCGCGCTGGCCGGTGCCGGCGGTGGCGGAGATACCGAGCCCGGATCCGCCGACCGATCCGGGGATGCGGATGGTCCCGCCGGTCCCGCCGGTGCCGCCGGTGCCGCCGTGCCCGCCGCTGGAGAACTGGGCCGTCGTGCTCGACCCGCGGGTGCTGCCCCCGGTCCCGCCGGCGGCCGTGATGCTGCTCCCGAACGATGTGGTGCCGCCGTTGCCGCCGCTCACGCCCGGCGTACCGGCGGCGCCGGCCGCGCCGATCGTGACTGAGACGGTGGCGCCCAGCGACGCGGCGGTGAACCAGCCGCTCGCGTATTCCCCGCCGCCTCCGCCGTCGCCGAACGACCAGGACGCCGACGTGGTGGCGGCGCCGCCTCCGCCGCCTCCGCCGCCGACGACCTGCACGTTGACGAGGGTGGCGTTCGCGGGCTTGGTCCACGTGCCGGACGACGTGAAGACCTGCTCCGCCGGGGCGCCCAGGGCGGCGATCAGCTCGCTGCCGGTGACGATGGCGCCTGCGCCGAGAGTCATGGTCGCCTCCTCACAGCGCCAGCCGGCCGTAGCCGGCGGCGAGCCGTACGGGCTCGCCGGCGGCGAGCTGCTTGCGGATGCCGTCGACGCCGCGGACGAGCGTGACGGCCTGGTCGTAGGCGCCGGAGACGAGCGATGCCGCGCCGACGCTGGTGACCCGGTTGCGTTGGCCGGCGATCTTCACGTCGAACGGGGCGGACCCGGTGTCCCACACGTCGAGGATGTTGGTGGTGCGGAACGTGACCGCGGTGTCGGACTGGGTGACGGCGGCCTTGAGGATGGTGGTCGCCGAGTCGAGCCGGAACTGATCGAGGACGGCGATGGTGCCGTAGATCTCGTCCGGGGCGCACGTGAACGTGATGGTGCGCGTGTTGGGCCAGCCGATCGTCTCGGTGTAGCCGAGCACCCACAACCTGACCGTGTACTCACGGAAGTTGATGATCGTGATGATGCTGCCGACGTCGGCCTGTTCGACCTCGGCCACGCCGGCCGGGTCGAGGGCGGCCAGGTTGACGGTCACCTGCGGGAAGCGGGCCTGGGTGAGGGTGCCCTTGTTCAACCACCACGACGCGACCTGAGGCAGGTCGGTGGTTTCGTCGGCGACGTTCACGTCGACCCGCTGCTCGTACTCGCCGCGGCCGTTGGGCGGCGGCTGGGTGCCCATCACGCTGGTGTCATCGCGCAGCACGTACTCGCCGCCGTCCCGCTGCGACGCGGTGATGATGTTGTGCACGCCGAGGTCGTCGGTCACCTCGGTCGGCAGGGCCGGCATCCCGGTCGGGTTGTCCGCCGCGTTCAGGGTCAGCACCGAGTTCAGGTTGTACCGGTCGACTCCGCAGAGCATGTACAGGCGCAACGCGGTTCGGTGATCGAGGATGAGCGCATCGTCGGTCGCGGATATCTCCCGCAGCTGTTCGGCGAACGTCGCCACCGGCTGCGGGCCCATCGGCGTCGACCCGGTGTAGCCGGAACTGACGACGTAGGCGATGTTCTTCAGGTTGCACAGCCGAACGAACCGGGCCCCGGCGGTCTCCCTGAGGTAGCCGGTCCACGCGAAGATACGTGCAACGCTGAACAGGTTCACGCCGCCCAGGCTGGACACGTTCGCGCCGAGGACGTGCCCGAACGTGCTGCCGCCCGGCACGCCGGCGAACACGCTCATGTCCCACCAGACCAGCTGTTCCGGGGCACCGGAGAACGACGGGGCGAAGAATCCGCTCTGCGTGTTGTCGGCGTTGGTCCAGTTGATCCACACCGTGGTCGTCCCGGCAGAATACTGGGCATCGATGCTGAACAGCGTCCACTGCGACCAGTCGTACGAGCCGTACGAGCCGCCGCTGGCGAGGATCTGCACGCCGCTCTTCGTCGAGTAGATCAGGATCTGCCCGGTGGTCGGGTTCAGATACAGCCCGTACTGGGTTCCGTCGGTCGTCGCCCAGTCCATGATGTCCTGCTCGCCGTCCACGAGCGGTTCGTAGCGGCCCGCCCAGGACAGCTGCCACCCTGCGGTCGGGTCCGCGCTGGTGTTCGGGGCGAAGCGGCCACCGACCTCGGCGTCGTCGCTGCTGCCCATGTCCATCAGCGGCGCCGAGCCCAGCGGCCGGTACTGCGATTCCGGGGCGATGCTCTGGAAGAAGATCTGCTGAGTGCCCGGCGTGACACTGATCAGCTCGGTCGAGCCGCGCACCTGCTCGCCTGGCCAATAGCCGGTCACATGCGAGAGGCCCTCGTTGTACTGCCGGAACGCGCTCTTCAGAGGCTCGGTCCACTGGTTGATCCGCTGCAGCAGCCCACCAGCCTGCACATCCACCCAGGCCTTGCCCCGCTTCGGCCGGGCCCGGAAGTCGCGAGTCTGCCCGGCCTGCCAGCTCGAGGCCTCCGCCTGGCCGCGCACGACGCCGCCGACGGATACGCGCATCGGCGTGTTGACGCCAGCCTTGCCCCACAGCGGCGATTCGGGGTTGCTGGTGCGGTACATGTCGTCGTCGTTGGCCAGCCTGCACCCGATGGTGCAGGGCCGCGGGGCGACGCCCTCGTCGCCCTGGCCGCGCGTAATCGTGATCGGCGTATCGGCGAACACATCGTCGTTGGCGACCAGGTCGTGCCACGCCCCGTCGTAGTAGAGCTCGAGCGCCACGTTGTTCTTAGGCATTGCGGCCGCCGAGAGCGAGCTGCACATTGCCGCCGCGACGGCGAACAGCACGCGACAGGATCTCCACCAGCAGATCGTCAAGCTGGCTCCCTCCGGACCGGATCTCGATGACCGTGCTCCCGCCCGCCGGGGTGACGGTCTCGCCGGCCTGCAGCACGGCGAGCATCTCGGAGCCGGGCGCGCCGGGCACGACGCCGCCAGTGTGGAACTTCGGGATGTGCGGCACGCTGATCGTGTTGCCGCCGATGACCGGAACCCAGCCCGGCACCGACCACGACAGCGAGCCGATCGTGTTGTTCCAGATGTCCGCGATCAGGTTGAAGGCGGTCCTAAACGGCCAGGTCAGCACCTTCGCGATGCCCTTGAAGGCGTCGCCCAGCCAGCCCGGAATCTTCTTGATGAAGTCCCAGGTGTTGCTGGCCGCGGACTTGATCCAACCCCAGGACGCGCGCCACAGCTTCTGGAACCAGTCCGTCTTGGTGGCGATGAGCACGATCACCGCGACCAGGGCGACGACCGCGGCGACGATCCAGGTGATCGGGGACGCCCACAGGGCGCTGTTCATCACCCACTGCGCGGCCGCCCATATCTTCGCCCCGATCGACGCGGCGTTGGTCGCCGCCGTCCACGCGTACTGGCCGGCGGTGGCCAGCCCGGTCAAGCCGATGATGCCGGTCACCAGCGGGGTGATCGTGTTCAGGTCGTTGGCCCACTGCTGCAGCTGCGGCGGATGCGCCTCCCGCATCGCGTCATTCAGATCGAGCTGGGAATCTTTGCTGTCACGGACGGCCTGGGCCGCATCCTGGTTGGCCTGCTTGCCGTCCTCCACGGCCTGCTGCGCGTCCTGCTGCGCCTGCCGCACATCCTCGTTGGCCTGCTTGACCGCCGTCTGCGCATCCGCGTAGTCGAGGGCCGCGGCCTTGGCCTCGTCGCTGCCCTTGCCGTGCTCCTTGATCGCCTTCGCGAGCGCGTCGCCCGCCTGCTGGGCCTCGAACTGGGCCCGGTTGACGTTGTTCTGGGCGCCCTCGATATCGATCGCGGCCTGCCGGCCGTCGCGCTGCGCCTGGTTGACGTCCAGCTGCGCCTGCCGCAGATCCCTGGCGGCCTGCTTTCCGTCGAGCTGCGCCTGCTCGACGTCGCCCTGGGCGCGGGCCAGCGCGGCCGCGCGTTCCACGTTCGCGTTCTGGATGTCCGCCAGGCCCTGCAGTGCCCCGCTCGCATCATCGACGGCGTCGCCCATGCCGGTGATGCCGGCGCCGAGCTTGCCGATCTTGTCGGTGAAGCTGGCCGATTCCTTGCCGGAGTCCTGGAACGTCTGCCCGGCGCTCTTCGCCGCATCCACGACATCGTCGGTGGCCTTGACCGAGTCCTTCGAGGCTTGCTGGAGCTTGGTGGCGTCCCCGGCGAACTCCAGGGTGACGACGTTGCCCATCAACTCTCCTGAAGCCCGGCGCCGCGGATCACCGCGGTCAGCGCGCCCTGGAGCTGCTTCTCGATCTCCGGGCGCACCTCACGCAGGGTCGGGTAGAGGTAGCGGCCCTCTTTGAAGAAGGGGCGGTCCACGGACCGGTCCCGGCCTGTCTTCCCGCCGAAGTCGAGCCACGGCACATACGGCGCCTTCTTGCCGCCGATACCGACGCGGGCGGACGTGCGCGTCGACCGGGCCACCAGGGACCGGCGGGCCGCGCCGGACCGCTCGGGGATCTTCGGCCGGGTGCGGTCCACGAGCAGCTGGGCCGCGGAGTTCAGGGCAAGGCGTAGCTCTTTAGGAGCGTCCTTGTCGATCTGCCGGAGGGCGCGGTTGACCTGGGCGAGGCCTTCAACGGAGATCTTCGTATCGGTCCAGCTTTTCCCCGCCACCTGCTCACCTCTTCGCCTGCTCGATCGCCAACTCGCGTTCCTGGTTGCGCCGCTGGAAGTAGAGGCTCCACCGCTGCCACTCGGCCGCCGACATGCCGCGGCGCATCTCCGCCACCGACCGCCAGCCCAGCTTCAGCACCAGGAAGTGGTCGAACTCCTCGTCAGGCCTCTCTTCGAACCTCTCGTAGATCGCTTTTGTCGGCCCCCTCGCCGAGCCCGGACAGGTCGCGGATCTTCTCCGACAGCACCCGGAGGTCTCCGCCGGCCGGGGACGTGCGCTGCCACTGCTCCACCTGGGGAAGGGTGAGCTTCGGCTCGACGAGGCAGGCGACGACGTTGCGGCGCTCGATCAGCGCGGTGTCCTCGGTGCCCTTACCGTTGAAGATCAGCTCGTGCCGGGACAGACCGCGCACCCGGACCACCTTGCCGGAGGGCAGGGTGAGGTCCTCGGCGCCGTCCTCGAGGACGCCGGAGACGAGGTCGTCGAAGCTGGCGTATTCGGTCATGCTGCTGCTCCTCAGGTCTGCGGGGTCGGGTCCCACACGTCGGACGGCTCGGTTTCGAGGGCCCACGAGCGGTAGCCGGCGACCGGCGCGGTTTCGGCGTACTTGGTGATGACCGCGTCGAAGCTGTCCTGCGGCAGGTTCGAGCCGGTGCCCTCTGGGCGGTACTTCACGTTGACCTTCGTGCCGACCAGCGGCTTGAGGACGGCCCGCGGGCCAGTCGCACCATCGGCGTACTTGCCGCTGCAGGAGAACGCCCCGTCGAGCAGGGTCGGGTCCTTGACGACGGCGTTCTTGCCGTACGTGGTCGTGTCCTCGGTGCCGCTGCTCTGCTCGCACTGAGAGTCCGTGCAGTCCGTGGAGATGTTGTTGCCCGCGATGATGATCACGGTCAGCTTGGAGTGCTTGCGCGCCACGACGAGCCCCCTCTCAGGCCGAGCAGCCGAGGATCACGACGTCGTACGTGACGCTCGTGCCGGCACCCGAGTTGTCGATGTTGAGCAGGTCGCCCGTGGCCGCCGTCACGGTGACCTTGCCGTCGGCCGGGCAGGCCCACATGAACAGCCCGCCGGGCGGGACGTCGATGCCGTCGGACGCGGCCAGGAACAGCGGCACGCCGTTGCTCGCTGGCCTGTTGACCCGGACGTTGTTGGTGTTCGCCGCCGCCGCGAACACGAAGACGGCGCGCAGCTCCACGAACACCTGCGCCGCGCCGAACGGCCCGGCCAGCGACCCGGCGAGGTCGATGGCGTCGGTACCCGAGGCGGCGACGGTGCGCTGGTCGTGGAAACACAGGTCGGCCTGGTTCGCCGACGTGCCGTTGGCCAGCTCGATCTTCTTGATCTCGGACAGGGTGTCGACCGGTGTGGACAGGTCGAGAATGTTGCGGAACGTCGTCGTTATCGACGCCGTGACGATCGCGTTCAGGGTGGTGGCCATCAGTCCTCTCCCGGGCCTACGACAGTTGCCTTGAAGACCGCGGCGAGATACGGCTGGCCTGCGATCGTTTCGATGTCGAACTCGCACGACGTCACGGTCAGGTCGTCACACGACTGCCAGGTGTGGGCTTCCATGTGGGCCTTCACGGACTGCGCGCCGGAACCGGCCGCCCAGCGGGAGACCGTGGTCCGGGCCGCCCGGTCGGTCACCCGGGACGCGACCAGCACCATCGGCAGGTCGGTGAACTGATCCTCGCCGCGGCCGTACGTCTGGTCGAAGTCGACGCTCTGCGGGTACGACACGTAGCCGGCCGGGTCGGTCAGCGAGTCCGGCGGGTAGGCGTGCACACGCAGCCCGGAAATCTGGGCGAGCACGGCCGCGACCTCGTCCATCACGTCGTCGAGGTTCATCAGCCGATCCCCGGGAGCACGTAGTCGGCGACCAGGTCTTCGATGTCGGGGTCGAACCGGGACACCCGGATCGCCCCCTGGTCAGCCCAGCCGGCCACGCCTTCGGGCGAGTTACGGCGCATGAACCGGCGGTTGGCCAGCAGCAGCGTCGCCTGGGCGATGTTGTCCGGCACCGCCGGCCACCCCCACAGGGCGGTCACCCGCACCCGCGGCGACGTCGACCAGCAGCCCAGCGGCCGGATCAGACCCTCGACGGCGCGGCCCTTCACGAGCGCGTTGTCCGGGGCCAGGTCGTAGCCGGTGACCGTCACCCAGGTGGTGCCGTCGCCGACCTCCACGACCAGGCCGGCGGCCGACGAGATGTCGTCGACGGCCAGGACCTCGCCCTTGCGGGTGTAGTACGCGTCGTCGGCGGTGTAGTAGCCGCGCGCCGACGCCACGCTGTCGGCGTAGAAGTGGCCGCCCAGGCCGCGGCAACGTTCGTCGAGCGCGCGGGAGGCGCGCTGCAGCGCGGCGGTGAGGTCGACGTCGTCGTTGGTGTCGGTGACCTTCCGAGCTCGTTTCAGCTCTTCCAGGTCGGCGTACAGGTTGCTGGCCATGCGCACCTCCCTCGTGCGGGTCGGCCGGCCCGGGCCCTGGGGTGCCCGGGCCGGCGTTTCCCCGGCCCCGTGCGGTCAGGTAGCGGCGCAGTACGCCACGGTCGCGACCGTCGTCGGGGTCGCGATCGTGGCCGGGGCCGTGCCGGTCAGCGCGGACCCGGAGGTCTGCGCCAGGATCAGCTGCCCGGACGCCACCGCGCCGGCGGCCGCCGCGGCTTCCAGGCTCAGCCCGGCGATCGTCGGCGGGGTGGCCGCGGCGACCATCACGGCCGCCCGGTACACGCCCGTCGCCGGCACCGTGTACGGGGTGGCCAGCGCGAGCGTCTTGGCGGTGTTCGCCGCCCACGCCGCGGTCAGCTGATCGGCGCTCTGCCGCAGCAGCACCGCCGTCGCGCTGGTGTCGTAGAGGGCGAACCACCAGTTCGTCGGGGTGGCGGCCGCGGTCGCCCCGGACAGGAACGTCAGCGACGTCACGACGTCGCCGGCCTGCAGCGGCAACGCCACCGACAGCATCACGCCGGTGCCGGGCGACGCCATGTTGGACACCGCCTGCAGGCGGCCGAGCGGCAGCGACTCGCGGAACACGCCGGACGGCTGGCCGTTGGACAGCCACTGCGGGTTCTTGACCGGGTAGACGCCGTTGACGAGGTCAGGCATTGGCCCGCCCCTTCCTGGTCGTTACCGCGGTCTCCCGCGGCGTGCTGTCGGCGGCCGTCTCGGGCACGCCCAGCTCGGCCACCTCGGGCTCGGCTGCCCCGGGCTGGGCGACGCCTAGGTCGGCGAGCGCGGCCCGCAGCCGGCGCGCCTCGATGGTCGCCCGGGCGGCCTGCAGGTCCTGGCCGGCGCTCATGTGGTTGTCCGAGACCGCGTCGAGACGGTCGGCCTCGGCGCTGACCGTGGTGATCAGCCGGTCGATCTGGTCGCGGACGGCCGCGGCCCGCTCGGTCCGGCCGAGGCGGTCGTAGCGGGCGAGCTCGGCTCGGTAGCCGCCCAGTTCGGCGAGAAGGTCAGCCATGATCAGGGCCGCCGATCAGTAGCCGGACGTCGGGATCATGCCGGTGCCCGAGACGATGCTGATCGCCTTCGGGAGCCGGTTGGCCATGAACGCCGCGTATCGGAAGGTCTGGAACCGGATCTGCAGCGTCCCGGACAGCACCTCGGTCAGGACGCGACTCTGGATCGGCCCTTCCCACAGGTACAGGTCGGAGGTGCGGGCGGTGAGGATCCGCGTCTCGTTCGTGCCGCCACCGAGGTTCGTCGGGATGTTCCCGTCGAGGATCACCGGCGTACCGACGGTCAGGTTCCCGACCGGGCCCTCGGCGATCTCACCCGTCTGCAGCGCCATCGGGTTGAACGGGGCACCCTGCACCGGCTGGATGAGCGGGCGGCCCGTCGTGTCGAGGTTCGCGCATGCCCAGTACCAGATCGCCGGGATCACGAACGTCGCGGTCGCCGGCATCTTCCGGTTGGAGAAGATCTGGCTCACGGACTGGACCCACGGCACGTACATCTCCGGCAGCGTCGGCGACGCATCGGTGTACGTGACCGAGTTCGGTGAGGAGACGTTGAGGGCGCCGGTCGGCTGCCCGGACGACCCGGAACCGTTCAGCGCATACACGTCCTGCCGCAGCGCCAGGTCGGCGAGCAGATCCGAGAAGATGATCTGGTCGAAGCCCGGCGCGGGCGACTGGTCGAGCAGCTGCATCGCCACGTCCTGCTGACCGGCCACCGTGTACACCGACGCGGAGACGCTGGTGTCGGTCAGGTCCGTCGAGGTGACCGCAGCACCGTCGGCGGTCTGCGCGCCCGTCGCCGTGCCGGTCGCCACCTTCGGCAGGTTGATCGAGTCGGTGCCGGCCGGCAGTTCCATGCCGCGCACGCTGTCGGCGAACGGCCGCCCGAACCGGGGCAGCCCGACGAACTGGTCGATCAGCCACAGCGGCGGCACGAAGTAGCCGCCCTGCCCGTCGGTGCGGTTCGGGTTGACGCGGGTTTCGAACGCGGCCGCCCGCTGCTCGTCACGCCACCGCTCGGACGACCCGAGGTCATCCATCTGCTCGCGGGACCGCGCCTCGCGGCGCGCCTCCCGGGCGGGCAGCTCGACGCGCAGCTCGGCCGCGTGGCGATCCAGCCGGCCGAGGGCGGCCGGGTCGTGGCGCAGCTGCCCGAGGGCGAGATCGTGGAAGTAGGACCGGCCGGAACCGCGCCCGTACACCTGCGGCTCGCTGGTGATGGTCGCGCCGCCGGTGCGCTGCTGCCCGGTCTGCCCGGTCTCGGCCCGGCCCGACGCGGCTGCCTGCTCGCGCCGCTCGGTCTCCTCGGCATCGGCGATCTGACGCTTGAGGTCGTCCTCGTCGCCGTTGAGCTTGCGCAGCTCCTCGGTGCCGGCCGTGAACCGGGTCTTCTCGTCGTCGGTCAGGTCACGTTTCGCCGAGCGTGCCTCGGCGATCACCTTGTCCAGGTCGGACCGCAGCGCGGCCCGCCGTTCGAGCAGCTTCGCGAGCTGCTGCCGCAGGAACTCCAGCATGAGAGTCCCCACCCCCCTCTTGTCGATCGGGTTCGGTGGGTCTGCTCACGTCGAGTGGTTCCTGCGAGTGGTGCCCCTACGTTCGGGGTCCGGCTCGCGGCCCGGCTAGCCGCACAGACAAATGTTCAGTTGTTTCAGGACGCAAGCATATCCAGCTCGGTCTGGAAAAGATCAAGCTCGAATCCCCGCGGCCCCGCCGACGCCGGCGAGGCGAGGCGGCGGCCGAGCCGCTCGTACAACTCCCGCGCCGCCGTCTCGTCCATGGCGTCGAGGTCCTGCCCGCGCACCGCCGCCGCGGTGGCCGGGTTCGCCCCGAAGTTCACCACCGAGACGTCACCGCGGTGCATGTCCACCTCGAGGATGTCCCGCTGGTCGTAATCCGGGGACCACTGCGACTTGCCCGCCGGCACACGGAACGCGAACGACATCTCGTCGACGTTGCCGTCGGCGAGCGCCGCCACCATGTCCCGCACGTCGGAACGGCCCGTGTTCACGTCGGCGGCGATGTGCAGACCGGTGGAGTCCTCGGCCAGGCGCAACGTCCCGGCCCGGGTGTAGGCCATCGACAGGCCGCCGTGGTTGAGTAGCAGCTGCACCTGCGGGTTCTCGGCGAGGGTCTTCGCGAACGCGCCGTTCCGGATCACCTCGGTGTACGAGCCGAGGAAGTCGTACATCTCGTACGGGGCTTCGGTCACCGACGCGTAGCCCTCGATCGTGGCCTGCTCGGCGCTGGCGGCGCGGACCTCCAGGCGGACCGGGTAGGCGCGTGTCTCCGTCCCGCGGCGGGTCGCGCGGTCAGCCTTGTTGTGCACCGGGGTCTCCCATCGTCGGGTCTGCTGGCGGGTTCGCCGGATCGGCCGGCGCCGGGATCGGGGCGGGCGCGGCCGGCGGCTCATTGCCCCAGGGCACCGGCGGCCAGTCCTCATCGTCGCGGACCTCGTTGACGGTGCGCGCCTTCGTGGACAGCTGCAGCTGGTAGACGCGCCACCGGTCGAGCACGGTCGGCTCCAGCAGCGCGGACCGGTTGAGGCGGGCGTACTGGCCGCGGGGCAGCATCGATGTCAGGACCCGCTCAACCCGGCGCAGCCACTTGTTCAGCGCGTAGACGAGCAGGTGCTGGGAGCGGCCCTCCACCGTGCTGTAGGTCAGAGAGCCGCCGGACTCGTAACCGAGAACCTCGGCCATGCCCGGCCCGAAGATCCTGGCCACCTGCGCCTGGGAGAACTTGTTCGTCTCCAGGAACTGGGACTCCTCCGGGTTGACCTGGATCGTCTTGTACTCCCAGGTCCCGTCCAGCGTCACCGGTTCGCGGCCGCGGACCGCGCGCAAGAACGCTGCCTTCGCGCCCTTCGTCCTTGTCTCGTTCAGCGGCGTGCTCGACTGCAGGATCGCGGACGGGTGCGCGCCCTCGGAGAACCAGTCAAGCCCGAACCTGGTCGCGGACAGGGTGAGGCCGAGGGTGGATGCCTGGTATTGCACCGGAGACAAGCCCATCAGCCGGCCGGAGATCGTGTGCACCCGGCGGTGCCACATCTGCCCGGGCGCGACGTCCATGCCGGATACCCGCCACTCGGGCCGGCCATTCTCGTCGTAGCAGCCGCTCACCCGGTCGGGGTGGATGAGCTGGATCTGCGTGGGCCACGCCGAATTGGAGTCCCGCGACCAGCCGAGGATCTTCCCGTTGTTGTTGCCCCGCAGCATCCAGTTCACGAGCAGCTGGGCGATCCAGTCCTCGATGCCGTACCCGTCGCCGCCCGGGTCCTGCAGATAGGCCGGTAGCGGCAAGATCTTCTTCGACGATCCGGACCCGCGGATGACGTCGATCGGGAGTTCGCTGCCCAGCGAGCTGACGAGGTCGACGGCGGCCCACATCGCGACCGTCTGCAGGCTCACCTCGGACGAGGCGGTCAGCGCGGTCAGCGAGTCACGGACGCCGGCCGGCGCCGGTGGGGCGGTGTTCCCCCACGACGAGACGGAGAAGCCGTTGTAGCGGCGTTCCTGCGCCGGCTTGGTGCCGAACCAGATGCCCATCAGTTCGCTCGCCTTGACGGTCCCCGGCCGGGTCGGTCGCTCGCCGACACCGCCGGGGCGCCACCGCGTTTCCTTGCCCGGGCAGCGACCCCCGGGCTCACCGCGGACATCTCCATCAGACCCTCCGATCGAGAGCCCACAGCACGGCGCCGGCGAACACCACGCCGAGCGGCCGCCACGCCATCCACAACCCCAACGACACGATCAGCGGGCCCGCGGTTCCCGGCAGGCCGCGGCCGACCAGCCGTACGCCGGCGCCAGCGAGGCCGGCCGCCCGGGCGACGGCCACATCCCAGCGTGGACGCCACCGCGCCGACAACACCGTCACCGTCGCCTCCTCACCACACGCCGATCGGATCCCATTCCACCTCGACCGTCACGCCCTGCCGGGCGTAGAACACCCACCGCGCCTCGGTCACCACCACCAGCCCGGTCACATCCGTGTCCGTGCCGGCCCTCGCCCACAAGATCGTTTCACCCACTTTACGCGTACGCCCCACCGCGACCGCATCATCGAGCTGCTGCGATGGCACGTGGCGGAACGTCCGCTCGCGCACCGCGTCGACCAGCTGCCCGCACGCGGCCGCCATGTCGACGCCGGTCAGCACCGCCAGGTCCCCACGCTGCGGCGGGTGCGGGTCGTCGTCCTCACCACGCACAGGCACCGCGGGCCGGTCCTGCGGCCGCACGAAACCGGCCTCCTTCAGGTCCGTCTTCAGCGACTCGTACGTGCCGCGGCCCATGCCCACCGCCACCGGATCCACCGCGTCCCGCCACTGCACCAGCCGGT